GAAACACGATTAGCATCGTTAGAACAAAACTCAACAAACAAAGCGGGATCATTAGAAAACTGATCACGCACACGAGCTGGCAAATCCGCAAACATAGATTTAGCACCAGCAACGTACTCCATCTGAGTAGCAAAATCGACCGAAGAAACATCGAGATACTGAGGATGCAAACGGTTAAGGTGAGGCAGCTCACCAGTAGAATGATAACGGGACATAATAGTATTGATATCAGACTCGGCCTTAAATTCCTGTCGGGTATGAGGCGAAATAGAAGGAAACGAAATAGAAAGACGAGAAGGACGAGAATAAGCAGAACGAGTAACAATAACGCCATCAGAAGACGACAGTGATAACCGAGTAGTCATAGACATAAGAAAAGCCCTATAAATAAGTGAGAAGGATACGCTCTGGGCAACAATACAACGATAAAAAGAAAGCAGCCAGAGCGTGATTTTACAACCCGTCACCGGTAAACCGATGACGGAACGTAAAATTAACGAGAAGAATTAACAGAACCAGAACCACGAATTGGAACAGCATCGAAGAACCTCTTAACGTAGGCCATGACCTTACCGTAAGTAGTCTCAGAAATTGCACCTTCGTTGCGCATACCTTTGAGCACCTCCAAAGCTTGACCAGCATTAGCAGAATATAACTTTTGCTGCATCTGTTGAGTAAGACCCTCCTGAGTGAACAACTTGGTCATTTCGGTATTTTTAGCAATCTCCGAAAACTTGACACGAGTCTCCATAGCCTTCAAGTGGGAATCCATGTTCAGATTACGCTGAGTAGCACGAGCCGTGCCAGCCTGCTCGGTCAGAAGTCCAGTTTCAGCTGGGATTTTGTCCCGTGTAACGACTTCGACTTGCTTAGCTGTGGCAGTGGCTTGCTCAGCCTTGGCTCGGGCTTCCATTGCGGAAGACACCTTGGAAAGAGCATCGAGCGCAGAGGATACGCCGGCCCCCAGAGAATTTTCCATGTGGGCAGAAGCCCCGGCCGGTGAAGATGCACCCATACCTCCTGTGCCAGACAAAATAGGATTAAGCCCAGCGGCGCGAAGGTCAACAACCTCGCGCTGATGGGCAGTGTTAGACATACGCTCTTGAAAAGCCATCTGCTCACGAGCAATCCTGCGATTAGTAGAATTTGCAGAATTCTGACCCTGATTAGAAAGCATCCCACCAGCAATAGAAGCACCAGCAGCAATAACAGCAGGCCACATAAAATCACCTTAGAAATGGTCAATCAAACCGGGCACACCATAGACCGGCATAGGCCGAGCACAACGCATCTGGATGTGAGAGTCGAAAAGAAAATGAGGCTCAGAAGGAACTGCAATCACACGATCAAACGGCGGATTTTCGACAATAAAAGAATCATCCAAGACCGGTGCCGTAGCAAAATCCTGCGCAAGATGCCAAGCATCAAGAGAAGTAGCAGCAGTTGAACGAAAAAGCCCAGTAATAACAGAAGGCTTGTAACGATATTCAGCATAGCGCTCTTGATAACCGAAAACAGTTTCATCAGCGACAGAACTCCCAGTAGCAAAAATTTCTTTTTGAAGAACGGCCTGTTCGCCAAGATGAGAAAGCGCGGGCCAATAAAAGTCAAAACGAGTACGACGAGAGAACATACGATTCAGACCTTGCTGGTAAGTCAAATCAGCACGGACAGAAACAATACCAATAATCAAGCAATGCTCAGTGAAAGAAGTCGTAAAACCGTTGTTAACAAAAGTAGCAGTACCAACGCCAGCCAAAGTGCCAAGAGGATTATTACCCTCAAGATTTATAGAGGCAGTATTCGGCAAAGGCGAAATGTTGACAGGTACAGAACCACCACCAAGATACTCAGGACGCTGTAAACGAGCATCTGGAGAAGTAACACCGAAATGGGACTTAATCAACTCAGTGTAACGAGTACCACCACGAGCATCACGCTCGAACATACGTTGAATCTGAAAAGCCTGACGAAGAGAATTAATAGTAGCGGCAGTGGCATCAGACAAATCAGCATACAAACCAGAGACAGTAGTATTAGCAGGACCAAAATTGACAACACCAGAATGAGTAGTGTCAGGAGTCATACGCGGATAGGGAGAAGTGTTCTCAACATTAGCAAGCGTATTCGTACCAACACGGAGCATAAAAGGATCAGCATCAGACTTAAGCGGAGCCATAGAACCAAGAGGAATAGAAACAGCATTACCCTTCTGAGGCCAAGGAAGACAAGAGGTAAAATAATCGTGACGCTTACCACGACGAAGTAAAACATAATCAGCAGGATTGTCTGGACCATCGTCAGTATCAACAACAACAGAATCCTGTAAATTCTGATCACGATACCATTCGTTATAAATTAAATTGTAGGCACGATGCCACAAAGAAGAATGCGAAAGGCCAGCAACATCCGTAGGAAGGCCAAAATAATCAGACAAAGAACCAACAGCATAACCAGATTCGCCAGATGTCATCTGAGGAACAAGATAATCGGTAGAATCGCCGGGATTACGTTGCTCACCATTAAATTTCTGCCAGTTATCCCAAACAAGACGAATGGGAACGGAAAAAAATTGAGTCTCGAGATAGGAATTATCCATCACCGGAAAAATCGGCGTAGCCATACGAGCAAAGGCAGTAGCCTTGACGTTAAAAGTATCGCCAGGCAAAGCCTCATCAACAAGAAAAGGCACAAGATAACCAGCATCAAACGTAGTTTTAAAGCCATGCGAACGGTCAAAAGAAGAACGCGGAATTTCAGCTTTTGGAACCTGAGAAAACTGATGGGTAGTATTGTGGCGTGGAAGACCAGAACCTAAACCTTTCATAATTACACCTCAAGATCAAGTTTAACTTCGGAATTCGAAGCATTAACAGGAGAAACAGGAACAACAAACGCGGAACCAGAAACGAGTACAGAAGGCTGAGACAAAGGTTCAATCAAGCCAGTATCATCAGAAAAAGTACCAAGAAGACATAAACGATAATCGGAAGGAGAACGAGAAATAATAGACTCTGGATCGGATACCGCAAAAGAAAAATCACGGATAGCTACAGCATCGGTTGGAGAAACAAACGGATGACAATAAGCAGCGGCCACAACATCATAGACAGCAAATACACCTTTTTTCATTACAATTTCCTCGACAGTTGAGAGAGTTTAGACTTAAGAACTTCCTCGCGAACTCTCAGACGCGGGGTAGTATTATCAGCCGATCGAAGTAGCGCTTTTTCAACACGCGCGTCCTTTAAGTCGGCCAACAAATCAGGATCACTAACAGCAAGCTGGCGATCATAATATTTAGGAACCGGGAATTTTTTTCCCTTAAGCACAGAATAATCAGACGGATAAAAATCATCTTTAAATTTTTCATAAAAACCAAGACCTATACCGGGTTTAAGAGACATAGAAATATACTCAGGAAGTAAATCCTGAAACTCGCCGGTGAGCGGATCAATACGACGATAATGGTCTTCGGCAAGTTTGCCATTGACCTTTTTCATAATATACCGAGCAACATAACCACAAGACTCTGGAGTTACAGAACCAATATAACAATGACCATGACCCCAAAGAGAATCAAGAGTTTCAGAAATATACAACTGGTCACCGAGAGAGCCTTTAGAATGAGGACGCTTATCGGAAAAGTCAGCGCCAAAAATAATAGCGTGATAATGAGGGCGCCAAGTTTGGTCACCATACTCACCACAAAGAAAATAACGAATCTTGCCAGACGTAGAAGAATAATGACGCTTACGAAAACGCTTTAAAAAATCCTGCATATGCTTTTTACAAAGCGAACCATTAGCAGGAAGATGCAAATCATCATAAGTTAAAGTCAAAAAAGACTTGATCTCATGAAGTTTAGATTCATGCATTAAGCGAACAGTCCACTGCCGGGAACGATCAATGCGACAACCAACACAACCACCACAAGGAACTTCTAATTGAGAATTGTCAAGACCTAATTCCTCCCGAAAAACTAAACCACGTTTTCCGGAAGGGTTAAGGTCGCGTGACCGCCAAGCAGTCACAGGATGAAAGCAAGGCATTAGGACGAACTACAGCCGAATACCGCCACGCATGGGATTGGTAGGTATGTTCTTCACGTGAGTACGTGAAGCAGTGGACGAAAACAACTTTTTTGAAGAATGTGAACTCATTTTTGAACG